GCTTTCCATGCATCATCTCGATCTGGATGTTCGTGCCATTCTGCACGAAACCCGTGGAACCCATTAAGTCCTAACCCATTAGTTTTTTCATTGCCATATTCATCTAAGAGATTTTGGCTTTCTTTCCAGATGATGGCAAACTCGTCTTCGTCACTGTTGGGTGTGCTGGTAATGATTGCTCGTCCACCAGTTGCCAGGGTTGGTGATATTGAGGTCCAAAATTCCGTAGCAATGTTAGGTTGTACGAAAGCAAACTCATCGCAATATAATAAGGATATGGACATACCACGACCGGTATTACCAGTAGTAGTAGCTGATACAATTCTTGATCCGTTGTCAAAATCTATACTCCCTTTGTTATAACTTACAACACCTGCCCTTAAAAAATCTGGGCATAATTCGTATCCATATCGGATACGTTGCATAATTTCCTGTGAGCCTGTGTACTTATGTGCAGCCACCAGAATGGTCTGATCCGGATGGAACATGGCAAACCATAGCAAGTATGCTGATGCACAAGTGGTCTTACCACTTTGACGTGGCAACATGTTTATGTTGAATCTGTAGTCGTGATAACTTTGCAGTAGTCTATCTTGATATTCAAACGGCTGGAACAACATCTTGCCTTTGACAGGATGCTGTATGTGAAAGAAATTTCTAGCAAAGTGAGCATACCCGTTAACAGGGTCAGAACACAATAATAAATGCTGTACTTGTTCTTCCGTGAACTTTTCTTTGCTGTGCGCTTTTTTGGTTAAGACGCCGTCTAGTGATTTTGCCATACATTTATTTAATCAAAAAAATAGACCCCGGAGGGTCTATTTGGCACTAGAAACAGAGTGCTAACTGCGACGAAACTTAATCGTATTTGTTATATTTGGCTTTAATAGGCTCAAGACTCTTGCCTTCTCGGCCTGCTTTAGCAAGAGCTTTCATGCCATCCTTGCCATATTTTTCGTTGCCTTTGGCCGCACGACTCATTGTCTTTTTATCGCCTGCTTCTTTAATTTCTTGATACATTGCTGATAAACGGTTTACTAAAGATTCGTCAAATTGGCTAGGTTCACGTAGTGGATTTGTACCCGGAGCACGAGCAACTGGGCTAATCTTACCTTTGCTATTCATATCGTCGCCGCTGAACGTAACAGCATCAACTCCATGTGTATGATGTCCCACATCACCGTGAGCACTATTTGCCCATGTCTCTGCATCATCATTTTCGTTTGCTTCTTCCATTTCTTCTTCAGGAGCATCTGATAATGGACTTTCTTCACCTGTATCATTATCGATATCATCGTGCATATCTTTTACCATGTCGCCGATTAATGGCTCTTTTGGATCATGCTCTTGGCCTTGATGTCCGTGACTATCATTGCCTTCGATGTCACGTAGAATATTCATAATACTACGAATGCCACCTTCCCCTTGACCGTTAACATTGATACTCATAGACACATTGTCTTGTTGACCATCATGTCCTGGCATCATAGGCATAATTTCCAAACCTTCATCTAATCTACGCATTTTTTCTGCTAAACTATGAATACTTTCCATAGGTGAATTATTGGCAGTCTGCGGTTGTGGAACACGCCTAGATGCATCATTATATGCATCGCTAGCACCAGTTATTGGAGCAATGACATTTGCACTTACCCATTTTTTTAAGTTGTCAACTAAATTATAACCGCTATTATAATTGTCTGGGGTTTGTGCGGCCGCATTGTTACCGGCTTGTTGTTTTTTCATCTCTTCGTACTTGAGAGCTTTTTCAAATTGTGCAATCGTATCCGGACCATTGCGGCCATCAAACCCTATACTTCCGTCGGTACGACGAAATTTAATATCTGGATACGTTTTATTAACTTGTTGCTGTAGTCGCCAAATAGAAACTAATCCTTGTTTAGGATCTAGACCTGGGTATTTGGCTTGAATCATCTGGTTAGACATTCCCTTTTGTACTAGATCAGTCCAAGTAATCATATCTGGATTTCTTGGATCCTGAACTGTAGTTCCGCCGATACTAGCAGTATCTTCTTCTATTGTTTTTAATTTTGCTATTAAATCGTATAACTGCATTATTTTGCTCCCTTCATTGGATCAGGGATTTTGTTCTGTGTAGTACCCATGGCACTGATAGTCCCAGATTTTTTTGTTGTTGTTTTGTTCTTACCGTATTCTTTAGCTGGCCCTGGAGCTTTTTTAGCTAAGATTTGATCATTAAATCCTTTGACTTGTGTCATAGAATGTTTTTCTTTGCCTAGTTCTTTAAGCAAATTATATTTGTATGTATCGTTGACCATGTCACCATGATTGCTAGGATTTTGTTGTGTTCCAACTAAAGCAGTATGTGTACGATCATCATATTCGTGATTAATTTCGTGCTCGCGCTCTTCAGCCATATTACGTACAATAACATGGCTATGTGTAATTCCTAACCCGGTGGCAACCATGTCACGAATCTGTGGTGCGTTTGCTGGGTAATCAGTAGTCACATCATAAATGGTCATACCAATGTTTCTGTGCTCTGGAAATTCGCTATGTCGTTCTTGGATTGGCGTAGTTGTGCCTTTGCTAACACTACTAACGTGGAATTGGTCTAATGACCCTTTGATTTGTTCAACAGCATTGTCAGGGTGCTCACCAGCAATTTTTACCTTGAATTGGTAAACTTTTTTGCTCTCTGTTAAATATTCGGTAAATGATTTCATGTTGGGATCCTAGTCATGTATTTATTTTAAATTCTTTAATTTTTCTAATAGGCTATTGCGATCTGTAACAATTACACCCTCGCCTTGCAAGGTCACGCTATCATCAATGCCCATAGCGTCTTGGTCAATTTTTTGTTTTTTCAACTGTAAATCAACCATTTTTAATTTTTTATCTAGTTTAGCAGTCTTGGCCTGTATTGCATGCCCTAGCATACTGGCAGCAACTTCAAATAATCGGCCGCTGTATCTAGCTTCAACGTTCATACCAAGATCCATAATATCTTCGTAAGCATCCTGTGCTTTTTGTGCCAAGGCATCTAGTTCGCTATCACCTAAATCGCCCAAACCTTTGACCTGCGGCAAAGCGGCTGATATTTTATCAAACTCACTTATATCGCGAATAAACGGCGCGGCAACTTCAGCTTTAACCTGACGTTTTTCTTCGTCTTTAATGATCTTTTTGTTTTCTGGAAGATTTAAAACTTCCTCTAGTTTTTTAGTCATACAATTACTTATCCAGATCAAACGTGGAATATATCATTTTCGTTCAGTATTCTGAATCGTAATCCTTGCTGTTTGCACCAAGCACCTGCGGCGGCCCATTTGGCTTGATTTTTAACAAACTGCATTTGGTTAAATTTATTCTTTCCTACACGTTCTAATATTTGTTGACTACTGGGTTTTATTTCTATTAATTCTGTAAGCATGCGACCTTGCTTGTCTACATACTGTATGAAAAAATCAGGTACATAAACTGTACTTTTACCAGTTAGCGGATCTTTGTAAGGAATTTGTATTGCTTCACTAGCCCATTTTAAAATACTAGGATTTGTATCGCAAAATCGCATGAATGTAAGCTCCCAGCTACTACGATAGGTAGGCATTTTAGTTCCTACATATTTTTCAGGAGCGGTCATGGTAAACTTACCGCGAGCAAATTTACTGGCCATTATACTAAAATATTACGAGCTTCAAATGTATCAGTTTGAACAGCAGTTCTATATCCTAGTAAACTAGTTTTTTCTCTGTATGCATTTAAAACTTGTACAATGATCTGATTGAGTTGCACATCTGTAAGACTTTTGAATTTGTCTAATAATGTGAATACACTGACATTTTCTGCCTTGGCTTGATTAAGCAATATTATTGCAGTAGATGCCGCACTAACTTTATCAAATCCACGTTTAGTAAAAAATGCAGTTGTGGCATCAATTTGATTTGCAGGAAATGTTACAGTACCAGTAAAGTAATTGTCAAAGAATTGTTTCACTGCTACTGGACTATTTGTGATGCTAGGTAAGTTATTAATCATAATTATGTGCGTGGGGTAGCAGTAGTTGTATTATTTGTATTGTTGTCTTGTGGGAAATTATACCCTTGCAACCCGCCTTGACCAGAAGTATTGTTTGGAGACAACACACTGGCATTCGGCGGTGCAGATGATTGTTTAGTATTCTGTCCCGAATTAATTTGTTGTATTACACTATTAATGATTCCTGGGGCAAGCGTTTCTATATCTAATGCTTGAACAAAACTAGGATTTATTGTGCTAGGGTCTGGATTGATACCGCTCAGTGGGCTAGGTGTAAAATCGTAATGTGTTTGTCCAAATCCTTCTGGCGCATCGTCTTGGGCATTAACACTACCTTGGCTATAACTCACTGCTTCGTATTTTATTTTCATATCAAATTCTCGAGATGAATTACCTGTACTGTAATCTACTTTATTGTGATTCCAATTAGTAATGATAGGATTATGTAAAAAATACTCAACATACTCGTGGCGGGCCATTTGATATATCTTAATGTAATCAAAGAATGGGCTTGTACTTTTATTATCTAGACCATAAGCTGTTGGAATAAAATTACTGTTCTTTGCGGCGTTTCTGCTATATGCACCATTTACTGTTGCAGATCTTGGATCTGCATAGTAGTATGTATAGTAGTTTTGCCACAGGTGATTAATCAACCCCATATTATCGTCGTGGAACTTAATATTCAAATCTGTGAAATCACTTGTATACTGTACATTTTTTTTTCTGTTATACTGATTTACGGTATCTGTTTTTATTGAAATATTTGGCAAGTCTGCACTTTTCACCAACATATTAATTTCGTTGCCGTAACGTTGCACAAGTTCTGAATTTATTAATGCACCTTTATTAATACCAAATGCCACATGGAATAAAAAGTTTTGTTTAGGAGCAAGTCTAAACTGATCCGCTGTAAACAATCTGCTGGCATGACGCTGATCTCGCAAGTTATATGCAGGATCGTGTTTTAAATTTGGATTAGAGGTAAAGGACATACTATTATTTATTTAATATATAAAGTACGTAGTTAATGACTAGCCATTAAAAAGCCTACTTTCGTAGGCTTTATAATTAACCGCCTAATGCGTTATTATTATTACCACGATTAGTTTGTACAGATGTTGGGCTACCAATAGCTAATTCGCTTGGAGCTTGTACAGCATTATCAAATTGAATACTTAAATCAATCATTACTGGACCTTGCTCGCTATATTTTAAATCATTCCAGTTGGTACTTTGGATATAGCAACCATAACAGATCCATGTTTCAAGAACGTTAGGAGTGCTTGTACCGTTACCACCGTCAAGGATTTCAATACGCATAGTAAACTTGTAGTCGCCGGCAGATGCCGCAGAACTTTGCTCAAAAAAGTCAAATTGTTTCTGATTCTGTTCGCCAACTAGTTTAGATACAGCATTAGTTACATCATCACGCAATTTAATTGCGATAGGACTCCACTTAGGCTTACCAGCAAAGTATACCTTGCTGTTGTAAATATCAATAGTTTGATTTTCAAATTCAACTTTTGGACGAGCCGCTTCTGCAACCTGCTTAGTTAGTTCTGTTGTTGGTGTACTTACTCCAAAGTTTTCAAATGAAATTCTAAAACGATATTTCAACTTGGGCATTAACATGCCTTGTGAACTTGCGCTTTGATCTGAAGCTAGAGGTACCGTAAAGTTTGATAGTGCCGCAATTGCCATTATAATCTCCTATTATTTGCTCAGACCTTTGATTGCACCAGTATTCTCTAGACGTAGAGGAATATAAATGAATTCCACTGCCTTGACTGGTTCAATGGCTATATCTACATGTAGCTCATTAGCATCAATTCTGCTTGGTGTGTTGTTTGAACTGTCGCATACAACTAAGAAGTCGTATAGAGCACGTTCTGCCGTTAGGTTAAGCAATAGTTTTTCAATCTGTTGTTTAATCGTGTTACGAGTAATTGTATCGTTAGGTTCAAATATAAATGGTTTAGAAATTGTGTTTAGTTGATAACGTAAGTAAATTACTAAACGTGCTACATTTATACGATCTAACGAACTAGCTACTAGCTGACGTGTTTTTTGTCCGTATGCTACTAGGCCAACTCCGCCAATATATGTAATTGGGTTTACATGTACTGTAGATAATGTATCGCGCTGTCCAGCGTTCAATGCAATAGGATTAAATTCACCTGTTTGTGAATCTACATACCCAACTGAACTAGCATTTGTTACGCCGCCACGACGTACACCAGCTGGTGCAAACCATGGATAAGAAACATTATCACTTAGAGCGATTGTACGCAACATAATGTGGCTTGGAGGAACAACAATGTTATTGCCCATCAAGTCAGTTGTATAACCCCATGGATAGTAAACTGCTGAGTATGGATGAGTTTCAATAAGTCCGTCTGGACCATCTACTGTTGCCTTATTCACATTACTACCCCAGTTGCTTAATGATGTAGCATCTGGTGTTAGGTGTGCTGGAGCATCTGCAACAATGAACGATAATAAACCGCGATCAGTATTCAAACCAACTAGTGCAGGTGTAGTTTCTAAATAACCTGGGCAACTTAGCAAGTTGAATACTCTGCTATCTTCGTCACGGATTTGTTGATTACTTTGGATCAATGCATTTAGTGCTTGTACTACTACTGCACGTTGAGCATTTGATCCAAACTGGCCAACGCCTTTGTAGTTGTTAGGAGAAGCTGTAATCCAACGATCTGGATTATAGTTAGTCATTAACGGACTACCTGATACTCTTGTGTTGTAGGCGTTGGTGTTTACATAACCGGTTACATACTTCTTAACGTTGAATCCGCTACGACGTAGGTTATACAAAATCATACCTTTTGGATATATGGTAGGATCTGGAGCATCAAAGTCAACAAAACTGCTGGCTAGCAAACTAGTAATAGTTCCTGGTGTTCCAGCACCTGTACTAACTCCAGAGTTTGTACTGTTGTCGCTCCAACGTGCATCAGCAAACAAGATACCTTGATTGCTAGTCTGATCAGTTACGTCAATTAATACCCATTTCTTCGTTAAGAAATTGTATCTATAAATTGTTGGGAACTTGCTCAAGTCTGCTGTACTTACCCAAATATCGCCATGATTTAAACCAAGCCCGTCACTACGAGTTGTTGGGGCCACGGCAGCAATAATAGGACCGTTAGGATCTGTACTTGTTGTTCCGCTGGCAAAACCAACTCCAGGATTAACCACTGCTTTACCCGCAGTAGTCAAATAACCTTGCCAACGTGTACCATCGTTAACCATAATATCAACATCGATATTAGTATTGTACCACAATGTACCATTAGCCGGATTTGTAGTAGGAGCAGTTGCACCCGGTGTAACAAGGCTTACATTACTAGCGTTAACTGAGGCCCATGCAGTGATGATATACTTGCCATCACTACCAGTACTAGCTGGATCTGGATCATAGTTTGCACTTGTTGTAACACTAAACAACTTAGAGAGTGGAGTAGCGGTGCCGTCTACTAAACGAATATCACCACCGTAAATATGTTGAATTGTAATTTGATTACTACTGGTTACCGATGCTTTAACATTAGCTAGGCTAACTGTTTGAGCATTGATAGCTGATGCTAGTGTATTAGCATCTGCACTTGTACCAGCCGCTGTAAACGTAACTGTGATTGCACTAGGCAATGCACTACTACCAGTTTGACTACTTGTTATAGTAAATGTGTTTGAACCAGCAGTTAGTGTAGATGCTCCAATAATAGCAGATGTAGTTACTGTAGCACCAGTTACTTGACGTTGATAGATTTTAAAGTTAGCCTGTGCAGGACTTGCTTCTGTATCGTTAAACTTAACATAAGTTTGTCCTACTGGAATATTGATACCACCGCCACTTACATCCAATGCGGCCATAGCTGATTGGTTGTTTGAATATAGTTGACTGATTGATTGACGAATCCATGTACTTGTAGTAGCATTGTATTTTTCAATGTCCCAGTTAGCACCTTGATTTACAGTAGTAGTTTTGATCCATAGGCTACCTGTTGGATAACCTGCTACTGTAGTTGGATTCAAATAGCTACTGTATTGTGGAACAGTATAGTGTGGGCTGATTGTTAACGCAGGAGCTTTGTACGTACCAGCGGCAATAATTGTTTTGGCACCGCTAGTTAGTGTACCACTGATCACAATGTCTACACCTGTTGAATACAAATTCAAGTATCCGTTTTGTACACTTGCTGTAACACCTGTAACGTTTGAACCAATAGCTGTGACAAGTCCGCCGTAGGTTGTTTGACCTGTTACTGTGAATCCATTAATAATTAGTGTATCGCTACTGATAAAACTTACACCAGATGCTGTACCAACTGCTGTAGGCCAGCTGGCTACCCATGCTGTTGATCCCACTGCTACCCATGCTACGTTGTTACCAGCAGTACTTCCGCCAGTACCATCGCTCAGTGTATTGTATTTTTTAAAATATAATGTATTGGTAGGATAAGTTGAACCTAACGCTACAACAGCGTAGTCACCTGCTTGTCCATAACTACCTAATGGAGCATAAGTTCCTGAACCAGTTGTATAAGCTGAGCTAGTAATTACACTAACTGGCTTAACGCTAAATGCTGTATTAGATGCATCGCCACCGGTAGTATATTGAAAAACACCAAAACTAGTTGTTGCAGTATCCCACCAGTATGTTCCATCCACAGGACTTCCTGCTGGAGTTACACCACTACCTTGTAGTTGTCCTAGATCAAGATCAGCACGTACTACGTATGCTTGATTGCTAACTCCAAGGAAACTATAAGCGGCTTGTAGTCCGTATTCATTAATTTCGCTTGCGTGTATAGGATTATTTTCTGCATCAGTTTGGAACATAGGAATACCAAAAGTAGCTCCTAGATCCATTTGACTTGTTAGCAAATACACGTCGCCTGCATTAGCGGCCAGTGTGCCTGGTGCAATTCCTGTGCCAGCGGCATTTTGCTTATTTGATTCTGTAGCAATTACGATTAAAGGTACGGTGCCTGGCGCGGCTGGTGTGTAGAACGATTCGTCTACTACTGTTACGCTAACGCCTGGTGACTGAAGTATGGCCATTGTATGATCTCCATGATGACATGTTGTTCATGTATTTATGGCTTTTGATTAATTTGTAGCTCGAATAGCCTCGAGAAAAGGTGTCAAAAAGGCTTAAATAATTGTATGCGACCTTTATGCACTTGTGGGCTACACCCAGTAGCTATTAATTATTATAAAAATAAAAAGCCCTATTACAGGACTCAGTGCGGGCATTGTTTACGCGGTGTAAAAGTGCCCAGATGGCTGAAGGCCGGATATCGTGTTAAAAACTCTTGCGATAAATGCGGATTTAAATCACCATACACAGATATATTTGCAGTATTTCATGTGGACGGTAATTTAAATAATTGTAAACATACTAACTTAAAGACAGTGTGCGCCAATTGTCAACGGGTTCTTCATCGAGAAGGGTATCAATGGCGACAAGGGGATCTTGTGCCAGATTTATAACATTTTTAACTTGTGTGTATAAATCATCGATAGTTTCATTATTATCTAGGGTATAATCAAAATTAGTGCCAACCCATGCTGTTTCGCTAGCATGAATTCCATAACTAGATAATTTTTCTTTGAACATTTCCTTACCTTCATTGGCATATTTTGCCACTTCAAACCACTCAGGTTCTGGTCCACGAACAACTCGTAACACTAATCCACCAGCGGCTTTGATTGATTTAATTTCGTTAGGAAAACGGCAATCACTGATAACAATATTATCTTTGCTTGTACGCAGTTTGTTTTCTAGACTAGCGATCCAAATATCATCGTGAAAGGCTTTGCGGCAAACTTCAGTACCCCAATACTGTAGTACCCAACGCGGTGTGAGATTGGGCATATTCAAACGTTCTGCCCACCATGGATCTACTTGTTCTCGCCACGCACGAGCCTGAGTTGTACGGCCTTCCAACATAGTACGGTCCCATCCAAACACTTGTGCCACCGCATCTTTTAAACTGTTAGCAAATGATTCTCGTCTAAAACCGTGAAAGTTAGTAAGATAATCAGCAATAGTATCTTTGCCAGAACCGATAAAACCGCACACACCTATAATCATAGAGCCCCCTAAAGTAACTCTAGTATATAACAGTTTTGTTACAAGGTCAAGATTTTTCTAGATCCAATTGATATTAATTACACATCTAAATTGCTCATTTGTGCAAGTTGTACCACTATGAGATTGAGTTGCATCAAACATAACAAGTCTATTGGCAAGACTTGGAACTTTTTCGCCATCGTCTTCAAAAATGGTATAACCATCGTTAGTGTTTACATAAAATACAGCAGTTTTACACAAGTCGGTAACTTGTTCATTTGGTATATCTGTATGATATGCGTGTATATTAATTTTATCTGTTCTGGGGTTTAAATTAGCTTTGACTCTTATTAAAGTCTCAGGTTGTAATCTTTCTATAAGGGGAGTTATCAGTGTAACTGTTGGATTTTTTGAAAGGCTAGTACCTTTGTTATAAAAATAATGGCATAGTTGCCAGTTGTTTAATTCGTCACATTCTAATATTGCATCAGGTGTAACCACTACTGATAATTGCCAAGGAAAACCGTTATTAAATCCTAATAAGGTTGATTGTAAACATTCAAGATCGTCCAGAGGTAAAAAATTATCAATTACTTTTCTCATACTTTATATAGTATGATTATCCAATGACCATGTAATATCCAGTACCGCCGGACACTAAATTTTCTAATTCTTTATCTAATTTTTCTAATTCATCTTTGCCGGCCTGTAGTAAAGCAGTACCGTTAAGTGTAATAGGACTGCCTGGGCCGGCAATAGATCCAAACTTGCTACGAGCTTCTCCTAGCATCATTTTTGCAGTTGCTAGTGAATAATCTTTGAGCCACTGCTTGGCATACACATCTTGTAATAGTACCCAATCAGGACGGAAATTATAACTTTGAATAAGAATTTGTTCGCCTTGTGCAAATGGACGTTGTAAAATATCTAGTAAGTGGCTAGTAGGTTTCCATAAAAATTCAATGTAGCTACCAAACATACGTCCTACTAGTTTTTGATAGCCAGCAAATGCATCATAAGTTGCAAGTCCGCCCATCATACTTCCTGACATCAAATATGTATTTGTATATGCCAAGTTAAAGGGTTCAAACAAACTGCCGCCAGCACCAATGCCGCTACGAGACCCAATAGCACGACGGAACACTTGACGTACTGTAATAACTTCATCTGGTAATCTGTATTCATTTTGATCCTGTATTAGTTCTAGGAACAAATAACTTTCTTCTACAGCATTTGGACTGCGTTGGCGAAAACGATTCAATGCACGATCTAATGCTGTTTCGTAATGCACGGGATCTAGCTCAACTTCAATCATGCCGTCGCCCAACATAGTTTTAATATAATCAAAGACTTTGTTGCGTTCTGCCGTTGAATTCGACTGTACTGACGGTGCTAAATCATCCATGTTTTTGTTCTCCTAGTATATTTAGCTGGCGATAAATATCATATGCCAAGATTATCCTTATATAGACCAGAAAAAAGCAACGACTATAAGTTTATAGATCGCCAAGCCAGCGAGATGTTTCAAGCTGGCGGAACCGATGTATATATTCACAAGTATCTTGGAGCTAATACTACATCAGCTAATGCCACGGCTGATCAGCCGTTTTATGCCAATACTAGTGTAGGTAATATACAAGACTTACTTTTTTTAGAAAATCGTGATAGTACTTATGATACACAAATCTATCGTATCCGAGGAATTTATAATGTACAAAATATCGACTTTAACCTAAGCCAATTTGGCCTGTTTATTGACAATGATACGTTGTATATGACTGTGCATATTAACGATTTTGTAAAATATGTTGGTCGTAAACCTATTAGCGGAGATGTAATAGAGTTGCCACACTTGCGCGATGATTTTGCTCTTAACGATTTTGATTTTAGTTTGCCTCGCTACTATGTGATAGAAGATGTAGGCCGTGCCAGCGAAGGGTTTAGTGTTACTTGGTTCCCGCATTTATATAGATTAAGAATTAAACGAATCACAGATAATCAGAAATTTGCTAGTATCTTTAATGAACAGGCAAAAGATGCTAACGGTGATCCAGTTGCAAATACTACTCTACGAGATTTATTAAGCACTTACAATAAAGAAATTCAAATCAATAACCAAGTAGTAGCACAGGCTCAAGCAGATGCTCCTAAGAGTGGTTATGAAACCCGTCAGTTTTATACACTGGCAGTTGATCCGGCTAATGGCAAACCGTTACTAACATCAGTAGACGAAACAACACTAGATGGTAGCAATACTAGTTACCTTGCAAGTAGTGTCAGTGAAGTGCCGGTACGTACAGGCTATACAGGTTATCTAGTAGGCGACGGATATCCACAAAATGGTTATGCATTTGGGTTTGGAGTACAATTCCCAGAACAACCAGCGTCAAATGATTTCTTCTTAAGAACAGATTTCTTACCTAACAGATTATTTAGATTTGATGGTGTAGGACAAACATGGGTCAAAGTAGAGGATAGTGTACGTATGGATATGACCAATACTGACACAAGAAATACATTAAAAACAAGTTTCATTAATAATAACAATTATACTTACAACAATCAAATAGCTAGTGATGTAGTTACACTTGTTGTTGGTGCATCGACAATCTCTACTAGAATATTATATTCTTTAGGACATACTGCGCCGTATGTTGTAATTAAGATTGGTGTGACTACATTAGAATATGCATTAAGCGATTACCCATCGTTATATTCCACATATAACTATACCAGTATCACCGGTGTAGTGACTGCTTGTTTACAAATTAATTTACCAGTTGTAAGTGCTGTACAACAGACCATTCTTTATAGCGGGCAGTATACTGTTTCACTATATAATACACGAGATGCTCAAAGAAATAGTCTTAGCAAAGCACTCAAACCCAGGGCGGATCTATAATGCAGTTTTTTTATGATGGACAGGTAAGACGTTATCTTACACAAACAATTCGTGCATTTAGTAATTTTGTTGTAAAATACGGAGACGGTACTTTACACCAAGTACCAGTTATGTATGGAGATCCTGATCGTGCAGTTGCAAGTATCATTAGACAGAATAGCGAAAATGTTGTTAATAGCGTTCCACGAATCAGCATCTATATTAGCGGATTAGATCTTGATAGAGAACGTTTAGCAGATCAATCATTTGTCAGCAAATTAAATTTCAGAGAACGTGATGTTAATAGTAGTAATCAGTATACTACAGGGCAAGGACGTAATTATACTGTAGAGCGTTTAATGCCAACACCATATAAGTTGACTATGAAGTGTGACATTTGGTCTAGTAGTACAGAACAAAAATTACAAATACTTGAACAGATCTTGGTCTTGTTTAATCCAAGTTTAGAATTGCAAACTACAGATAATTATATTGACTGGACCAGTATAAGCGTGTTGAACTTAGGAGCAATCAACTGGAGTAGTAGGCAAGTTCCTGTAGGAAATGACACACCTATTGAAGTTGCCAGTTTGACCCTTGATAGTCCAATTTGGATCAGTCCGCCTGTTAAGGTCAAACATCTTGGCGTTATTACAAAAATTATTGCCAGCGTCTATGGCGGTGCAACTACATATCCAACAGGTTACGAACAAGGTCTAGGCATAGACCCAGCAGTTCAAAGTGACGGAAACACTACTGGATTTAACACGTTATTAGCTACAGAAACTACAACCATTACAGGTTATACAATCCAAATATACAACGGTCAGGCTATTTTATTAAACCAAACAGACGGATTCAATCCCATAGAACCTACCTTAGGAATACCAACTCCTACTGGTGCTCCTATCGATTGGAACGTTTTGTTTAGTCAGTACCCTGGACAATATGTTGCTGGCAGTAGCACACTATATTTGCAACAACCTAATGGAACCTATGTTATTGGAACTGTTGCTGTTAATCCATTAGATTCAACTAAACTTACAGTTAATTATAATCCAGATAGTCTTACATCTAATACTGGTATTGATAGTAGCGGATATTTAAGTTACGATGTGTCGCATTACAATGCCGCAACATCTTATAGACCTAATAGCCCTGGCACATTTGATGCTATCATTAATCCGTTAACTTATAATCCTGGTACGGTGGCAGCCGGAACTAGATATCTTATCATAGAAGATATTGGCAGTACTATAAATTCAGTTCCTGCATCTGCATGGGGTGCTTTAGTAGCATCTGCTAATGACATTATAGAATATACAGGTTCCGCGTGGCATGTTATATTTGCACATACTCAAGAAACAACGGTCATGGTCTGGCAAACGAATATATATACTGGAGTTCAATACTTATGGAATGGTGTTTCATGGGTCAAGAGCTTTGAAGGTGAATATACTGCTGACCAATGGAAAATCGTACTTTAAAAGATCAAATAGTTTGTAGTGGTGCTTTGTTTTATGCAAAAAGCACTAGGCGTTTTCTTTTACTGCAAAAGAAAGCAGGCAAACACGAAGGTACGTGGGGGCTGGTTGGAGGTACTAATGTACAAGGTGAGACTCCGTGGCAGGGACTTCAACGAGAAATCACAGAAGAAATTGGAAGTATACCTTCGTTAATTAAAACAATTCCTTTAGAAACATTTGTATCTAACGATCGTGTTTTTAATTTTCACACATACTTGTGTGTAGTAGAAAATGAATTTGTTCCAATACTAAGCGAAGAGCATCTAGGTTGGGCATGGACTGTAATAGATCGAGCACCTAAACCCTTACATCAAGGTCTACGTAATAGTTTTAGCAGTAAGACTATACGTACTAAACTTCAAACAGTATTTGATTTAGTAGATTTAATTTAATCATTAAAAAAGCACCTTGCGGTGCTTTTTTATTTTACTGTAACAACACAGTCGTCTGTTCCTGACCAATACTGGAATCCACAACTAACAGTTGCTATATCCCCTGCTTCTAAATGACTAGCAATTAAACGAACTGTTCCTTTACCATCAACAGTTTTAACTTGTTGCTTATTGAGCACACCCATTGTAGTTTTTAAATAAACTATTGCAGTATGTTCAGTATCTAATGGAGCACCTGTTGCTGTTCCTAAGAAAAATTCTAAATCTACATAATTATCTGCTGTTACTTCAGCAGTTTTATTTTTAAACCATATTTTTGGCATGTGTGTATGTAATAGCATACCTTTAGCTACAGTTAATGGAGTCGGTTGTACTGGAGCATTAATTCTGGCCAAGCCTTCTTCTGCTATAGAAACTACAATATCCCACTCTGAAGGTGGCATATCTGCTAATGGTACAACAATAGCAATCATTGCATTATTTTTTCCTAGATTGGCCCAGGAAAACGGATTAAGTTTACTAGTGGCCGTATGAGCAACGGAGTTGTGTATCACAGCAACAGCTGATCTGTTTGCCACTTGCCTAGAATAGGTCAAAGGCAAACTGGATTTCTCAACTATATTTATAGGGCTGTCTGGTGTGTAAATTTGATATATTGCATGATCGCTGAAGTCGGGCAATTTGGTGATGCCATCAAAATCTACTGAATTACTTTCTTGATGAGAAATAACTACAGTTCCTTTTACTGGATCATTATGTGTTACAGTAGTATGCTCATAGACAGCAAATTTGTCTGTAGTCCATAATGGTTTTTCATCAGGAGTGGGCATGTTCATAGGTGCAAACATTGGATTTTCTACCTGTTGTTTCCATGCTTTTTTTAGTTCTTCGATAGGGTATGCAGGATATGTTTTATAAGTCAATCCTGTTTCTGATATAGTAACATCCAACGCAAATGTTGGTTCAGCAGTTCCAACAGATAGATATAAATTCATGCTAAGGCTCCTTGTGTTCTCTTTAACTATTTATCACAGTGCTTTGTCCGTAGACTTCTACATTGTCAATAACAGCTACTTTTTCGCTAACAACTTTGATAGGAATCATCTTTTTCTGTGCCCATTCTTCATGTTTCATCATGGTCCCAAAGATATCCTGACGTTCTGTAGGTAATCCTTCAGCTTTTATGGTTAAAGGAATATACCCGTTTGTAATTTTCATAATACTTGTAGCAAATAAAGGAATCGCATCGCTGTATGCGTTATTGCAACTTGCAGTCCAATACTCGCCATCTAGGAACATACATGCTCCTTTACAAATATGTAGTACTGGACAACCGCTACATTCTTTACGATTGCTCCAATGTGTAGATGTTTTAATTTCCACACTGTTTAAATCAGCTAGATTGCCACCCAAGTGTGACTCACCATTTTTGCCAATTTCTAATGCACTAACATTCTGGCAAGTAATAACATTACCTTTTAGATCAAATGCAATGATACTTTCGTCATCCATTCCACACTTTTGACCTAAGAATTCTGCACTCTTATGTGTGAGTACAGCTTCAGTAAAATCGTCTACTTTTTGTAGTATACCGGTAAAACCAATGTCGCCATTTGACGCATAAATTTCTCCAAAGGCACGCTGTCTAAAAGCAAAATGTTCAGCTTTGGTCTTCATGGAATTTTCTAGCCCATCTGCATCATATGCATCGACAAACGCACCTTCACCTAGGATAACACTTGGGTCATTGGTGAATTCTACAAACCAATCATAAATTGCTTTACGACTAGTATTTTTGCTGTTTAACATACTGTTAAAACTAATACGGTCTAATGGACGTAAGATCTGATAAAGATCTAAAACAATTTCACGTTTCTTAGGATCTTCAAAAGGATCTGGACCTCGAACATGTTGTCCTGGGCCATCATGACTGATGGCTACACCAAAATTCATACTATACAACCACGCACAGATTTCTTCTGTTAATAAACTACCGTTAGTGATAACACTGAATTGTGGTTTTTTCTGCCAGCTTTCAAAGCGATCTGCAATCGCTTCGGCTAGCGGTTTCATAGTTTTCCAGTAGACAAAAGGTTCACCGCCCCAGAACTCTACTTTAAGTCCTTGCTGTTCGTCAAATTCTAAATTATTAAACAACTCCATAAAGTTTTCAATATCTTTCGGAGTAGTTTCTCTTGGACGTTCTACAAACTTTTGACTACAATAATCACAACTATAGTTGCAACTAAGACCCATCTGAATTTTTACTATGCGAGCAAGTTTAGATTTTTTAAGAGGACGATCCTTATCAAAACTAGTATAAGGTTGTTGCACATGAGTATGTACAACTCCTGCTAGGGCTTTAGGATACTCGTAAACAAATCCAGTTTCATCGCTGAGTACATTTGTTTGGTTATCGTAGTAAAATATCTTTTCGTCGTCTTTGTTCCGTGATGCCAATATTTCAAATTTCATGGGTTACCTTTAGTCTATTAACAATTACAGTTACAGTTGCAATTACATGCTACGCTGTAGCTAGTGTAGTTGCAATTCATTGTGCAGGCACAGTTACAATTTGCTTGTAACCATGCTTGTCCGTCACAGTTCTGACAGTTAATATGACCATTGATAGTACAATTGAAGCAGTTAATATTTCCGCAATTACAGTTATTGTTGGTACAATTACCGTTATTACATTGTCCTTTATTCTGACTGTTGAAATAAGTTAAATTTCTAAATTCAGCCAAATCAGGATAAGTGTCGCGGAATGTGGGTCTCGGACTAGATCCGCAGTTACTATTATAACCTACACAGTTGCCGCCGTTAGGTGCATTTTGAAAATAGCCGCCCAAACTGGGTGCAACATAACCATGCAAAAATCCCAAACCCATATTAGTGAGAGGATAACCAGTTTCGCTAGAAATATTAGCAAAGCTGATGTTTGAGCCAGGTAAAGTTAAAGGATTAACAATATTAGGATCAACTGGCTTGTTATCGTTAGTTTGATCTGACATTATTATTCCTTATCAATCTTGGCTTTCAACTCTTTTACCATTGCACTTAGTTCCTTAACCGCTTCAATTACTAATGGTGTTAACTTTTCGTAATGAATTGTCATGTACTTAGCGTCAATAGGTGCAGGTTTTACAATTTCTGGCAGGATCTTGTGTACATCTTGAGCTGACACACCAACTTCGCGAGTTGCTTCATACCCTAAACTTTGAGCAAGATCGTTTGCTTCATAGTAAAATCCAGTCAATGTTTCTAATTTTTCAAGAGCATTTTCAATATTGCCCAAACGTGTTTTTAGTCTATCGTCTGAGTAGTAAGCTGTAATGTTACCAGTTGCAAGAATGGCGCCACCGCCTGGATCTGCTGTTGTACCAAAACTTGCTTTTGACCATTGTCCCCACAAACCAGTTGCTGAGAATGTCGGGCTACTACTAGCATTGATTGTAGTAGTACCACTTAGAGTAAGTGTAGTTGCACCTAGTGTCATCGTACCACCAGAAACACCAATGTTAGTTGTTGTAGATGCGGTACCTAAGTTCAGCGTAACGGCATTGGTAGCAAGGTTAACTGTACCATTGGTAACACCGTTAGTCAAGAAGTTGAAACCTGTACCTTGTCCTGGATATGTTTGTATACCAAAGTTACTAGCTACAGAAGTATTAAAACTAATACCTTCTGATGTTTGCCATGATGGCTGACTAACGTTACCGCTTGACGGGCCTGTTGCAGTATTGGTCCAAACAAAGAATTTGTTAGTTGAACCGTATAGTTTAATACCACCACCGTTTGCATAAGCATCGTTAGAACCCGGTGTAATATTTGAAACAGTTCCTGCTACCGGAGTTGTACCACCTGTAACTACAACAATAACACTAGTACCGCTAGGTACACTTGAAATCAACTGTGAAGTATTACCTGAACCAAAACTACCAGTACCGTTTGTTGCTGAAATTGCACTACCTACAACCAAGTTAGTAGTGGTTGTCAAACCAGTAACAGTGGCAAGCCATGGGCTACCGTTTACGTTACCAAGTACAAATGTCAAGTTGTTAGTACCGTTTGAACTTGTACCACCAAATACTGCACCGCCAATAGTGATTGTATCACCAAGTGCATAGTTTGAACCGCCTTGGTTGATAGTAATTGTAGTGACACCAGTATAGGTTGTACCAGCACCGGTAATTGTAATGTTAAATGTTGCGCCTGTACCGTTACCGCTTGTACTAAACTGTGAGACACTAGTCACTGTACCAGTATAACCTGATGGAATTTTTGTACCTGCAATTGAAAGGAATGTTGTTGAACCTGTAATAGATCCACCAATAGTTGTTACAGTACCTGAACCAAAGTTGATAGGGTTAATGAAACCAATTTCAATATTTTTATCTTCGACTAGTACACTACTTGAGTTAACTGTTACGATACCACCTTTAACATACAAGTTGTTGTTAATAGTAGTTGTACCAGTACTTGCACCAATGTTAACACTGGTTGCCGCGCCAAAAGCGTTTACTGTAGTAGTGTTGGTATTGGCCAAGTTCATTGTGGATGCACTTTGTACTAGGTCGCCGTTCATCAACAATGCATAGGTACTACTGTTACCGTTACCTGTTTGAGTATAAGTTGGGCCGCCATCAAATGACACAATTACATACTTGGTTGTATCAGATGCTAATACCACAACACTTTGGTTTGGCATAGCCAAACCTGTTGAGCCTGAACTGCCTGGTCCAGTGAACGTACCGGCAGGTGTGTTTAGTGTAACAACACCGCCCGAGTTGTTGTAAAATGTTTGTGTTGCACCATAGTAGATAGTTGGATCTGGAATAGTCACCGCATATGGTGGGCTTCCTATCAATTCTGTTACTAGACCCTGACTTGGAGTCGATATAACAGTTTGTGAACTAAGTGTAGCAACTGCTGATGTATTATAACGTGCCATAATTTATTCTCTCTTGTATTCCTATTATTGTGTAGATGTTTCAATACCGTACACAGTTGCGTTTACTGTCGATGCCGCACTTGCTTGACACACAATGTTCAAACCTGCTTGCATAACTAAACCTGTACGTTCAAATACACCGTATCCAACAATAGTAGTTAAACTTTCAATAAAGTCTGACGCTAGTGGGGATGCTACGTTAGCTGTTGTACACATTGCTAGTTTAATTGTAACTGCACTAGCACTAGTATTAGTTAACGAAACGTTAAAAATACTGTAAGTGTTACTAGGTACGGTATACAATATTGTATAACCCGAGTTAGTTACCTGTACTGAACCAGCTGTTTGTGGTGTTATAAATCGTCCTGTTGCCATGTTATTATTTCTCCAAAATTTTTATCTTTGTGCGAAGAATGTAAGAGCAACGGGTGCCCCATCAATTCCACCTGTAAATAGCATTTTACTGCTTACGTAAATTTGTTGATATCCAGTGGTGTTATAAATTTGGTTGTTACCAACAAATATCACACCCGCCGTTAGTGTATTTACGTTCAAACTGCTCGAACCGCCACCTATCTGAGCTGTAATATAGCTCTTGATAGCTTTTTGTGTTGGAACAATATTGTCACTATTGGCAGTAAAATACGGGTCTGTACTAAACGATGTAATCGTAGCTGAACCAATACCTACTGTAACAGATCCCAATGTCAAACTTTGCAATCCAGCCAAGTTAAATGCGCTAGCATTCAAACTTGCAGTACCAGTTGCTTGTTGTACTCCAAACAAGTTACCAACGTTAAAGTTACCGTCTTGGTCAGTACTTGTAAAGAATGTACGTCCACCAATATTGTTCAATGTCTGATTAGCAGATATTGCATTACTTGGAACAACGTTAGGATAGTTTGTCAATGTTTGGTTACCAGTACCAATGTACAAGAAGTCATGTCCAGTCAAGCGTACTTGACTGTACTTCAATCTTGTAGTAATTAAGTTACCAGTAGCAGGTGCAAGATATACACTCAATCCAGGATTAATTTGGAAGGTAGCTGTATAGTTACCTGCAACACCTAACAAGTTAGTTACTGCAACCAATTTGTACCAAGCATTTGAAATTGATGCAAACTGTACGTTTGCACCAGCTGTTGGAGCTTGATACAAGTTACTTACGTTGATGTAAGTACTAGTTTGGTAGATATCACTATAGCCGTCGCCTGCTTGACTTGCTGTTGCTGTTGCGTTTGCCGCGCCTCTGTTAGGGAAGCTAGGATTACCAAGTACACCGTCGCCTGTTCTCACACGAACCAATGCCGCATTAATACGGTTTGGATCAGTAATAGTTACTATTGGACCAGTGGTATATATCATACCTGTTGGTGCTGTAGTTGTTAGTGTTACAGGTGTTGTGCCGCCCGAAGTAGTAGCTACCTGGAAAGTACCTGCCGGAGCAACTGTTGTAGTAATACTTGAGCCGATTACATAGTATGTAGTTTGTACAGTCAATCCGCCTGAACCAACTAGGTTGAATTCAATTGGCTGGTTGGCTTGCAAACCTTCAATGTTATCTGCTGTGATTATGTTAGTACCAGCTGTAGTTGCTGTAACGTTACCTTTAGCAAAGCCGCTACCTGGTTCAACCATACGTACTTCACTCACAGCGTTACTTAATACTTTTACACGACCTAGCGGAGTTGCACCAGTGTGGATTACTGCCGCTGTTGTACCTGCTGTATTTGCTACAGCTACAAACAATGGGTTGTATCCAATAGTAGTAGCTAATGGATTACCAAATGTTATGCTACTCCAGTTTTGTGTTGCTGGTAATGTCTGTACAGTCCAGTTGATACCGTCCCAACTTGTAGCACTTACGTTGCTGTTTGCGGCAATTACTACAAATTGTCCTTCACCGTAAGCAATACTTGACCAGCTATACACACCTGGAAGTCCTGCACCGCCACCAACTGTTGCCAAGTTCCATGAACCTCCACCGTTGATTGTATAAGCAACACTTGTGCTGTTGCTAGCAATAGCTATAAAGCGTCCATTACCGTAGGCAATGCTACTCCATGCTAAACTGGCAGGAAGAGTTACGTTTGAACCACCACTAGTTTGTGGAATAGCCCATGTGCTACCGTTTGTACTTGTTACAGGAATATTACCATATGTAGGAATAGCTATAAACAATCCAGTTGTGGTGTTGCCTGAAAGTCCTGTACCTGTTGAACCGTACGCAACTGCACTGAAATACTGAGTTGCGGCAGCCGCTGGAACTGTTCTTGCACTCCAGCTAGATCCGTCACCGCTACTTGCAATAATACCAGCGCCAGCTGTTCCGCCTACAACAACATATTGGCCGCTACCGTATACAATAGCATTGTAACCTGCACTTGGTGTTGTCATTGAGTTCCATGCACCTGCTACACCTGTTGGTGCAACGTTTGCACCTGCTGTTGTTGGGCTAATTGCAACAAATCTTGCTGACAAATCTGCAATAGTAATTGTTGGAACAGTAGTATAACCAAAACCAGCCACTGTTACTGTGTAACTGCTGATACCGTTGTTGGTTAATGTTGGAGTTACAACAGCTTGAGTTCCTACATACAATAAGTTCACAGTACCGTTAGCTACTGTACCGCTAGTATGTGTTGGACCACTTGTAGTAAATGTTCCTGTACTTGTAGCTTGGTAGTAGTTAGTTACGTTAGGTGTTACACCTGTATTCAAGAAATAGTAGTAACTACCGCTTGTGCCTGATCCACTACTACTCCAAACTGTACCACTAAATGGAGCACTTAGTGTGACTGATGGCGCTGTACTATTATATCCATAGTTTTTACCCCAGGTAATTGGAGTTACTGACGATACTGAACTTGTAACAACTGTTACGTTAGCACCTGATGTGTAACCAGAACCGTTAATAGTCATAGTTACTGTTGTAATTGCACCATTAAGAACAGTACATATTGCAGTTGCACCAGCACCAGCACCTACAGGAGTAATTGAAATTGTTGGAACGGTATTGTAGTTAAATCCACCGCTAACAATAGTGATACTTGTCACTTGTCCGCCTACTACGTTGGCTGTTAGTACTGCACCAGACCCACCAAAACCGCCCAGTGTTACTGTTGCTTGAGCACCTTGGCCGCCACCATATGTAACAGCGTTCCATGAAGCTGTACTTGGCAATGCGCCGCCGTTACTCCATGTTCTACCGTTTGTACTATATTGAGTGGTTGTTGCACCAGTTGATATAGCTACGTAGTTACCAGAACCATACGCTACACCAGTATAGCTTGCACTAGTTGCTAGTGTTCTTGCGGCTTGAGTGTAACCTGGGCTTGTATAACTTACTGCTGGCTCAATAATATAAGCTGTAGTTAAGTCAGTTGTAGTATTAATTGCAGTTCCTGGAACAATATGATCCCATCCAGCCGCATACAAGGATACAGATTGTCCAGTAATAGTATTTACTGCGGTTGGACTAGTACCATTAGATGTTGTTGTTACACTAAATGTTGTACCTGGAACGCCTGCGGCGTTTGTTACACCTTGTACATAATAGGTTGAGTAAGATGTTAGACCAAATGGTGCAGTTAATGTATAGGTAAATGTCAACGGATTAACTAAACTAAATGCAAATGTCAAACCAGTTGGTGTACCACTAGTTGTTGTTGGGCTTGTTGAGCCTCCGCTTGTAGTAACTAGTGTTACAGCACTTGTAGTTGGTGTTGGAGTTGCCGCAACATAGTATGTTCCGTTAGCAATTGATCCGCCGCCACTGTTTGATCCACTGATTACAATTGGAGTGCCAGCTGGTAAAGCCGCGCCCAGTGCAGTAAATGTCAAGTTACCCGATGCGCCAATGTTAACTGATGCTAGGTTACCGCTAGTTATAACAGTACCAGCTGTTGTACTGATAGCTGTACCGCCTGAAAGAGCAGTTAATAATGTTACACCAGTTGCTGTTGGTGTTGGGCTTGCGGCAACAAAAAATGTTCCAGTTGCTACTACACCAGTACCAACGTTAGCACCAGTAACTACAACTTGAGTATTAGCTGGTAATGCAGTTGTAGTTGATGTAAATGTTATTGCGCCAGACGAACCAATAGCAACACCAGCTAATGGAGCAACTGCTGTGCCCAAATATATTGGCATTGTATTGTACAATGTAGCATTACTACTTACTGTCAACGTGTTTTGTGTGCCGGTAATTGTAGCGGCTACTTGAGTCTGTGCAATATTCAACAATGTCTGAGTACCAGTTGTCGGTGTTCCAGTAATCGTTGTAAAACTATTAGCTGTCAACGCATAAGTTCCTGCACCGCCTGCTGTATATGTACTTGTGCTACCAGATACTGCACCATATAAAGTAGTGTTAATTGTTATAACACCAGTAGCTGGGTTTACTGCGGTAACATGTGTACCTGCTGGAATACCGCTAATCTGACCTACAAACTGACCTGGTTGTATAGTGTATACAGAACCAACAGTAAACGAAGTCAATGTTAGTGTACTTGTACCAATTGATCCAGTAAATGTAGCTGTAGCAAGAGCAGTACCAGTAGCAGTTACTTGCCCTGCAACATAACTAGCAATTACACTACCTCCACTCAATACCATACCTGGCAACAAGTTACTAAATGCAGATCCTGACAATATAGTTTGTTGAACGTTAGTAACAGTTCCTGCTGTAGGAATTGTTCCGCCAATTACACTATATGTAATACTAGTTGTACTTGGAATACTTGTTACAATAACACTGGTTGGAGTGCTACCATATAATGTACCTGTACCGTTTGTAGCAGTAATCTGTGCGCCTACTACAAAACCACTAGTACTACTCATACCTGTGATAGTTGCTACCCATGGACTAGATGCTGTACCAGAACCAGTGATTGTAGAACCAATTGTTCCAGTTGAGCTATATGTTGAACTAGTAATAGTTGCACCAGTAATTGTACCACTGTTTATTGCTGTAATGTATGTACCAGCTGTAATTGTACCGCTACTTGTTAAGAACATACCTGCAACAAAAGTACCAGATGCAACAACTGGTGCGACTAATGTTGGATATTGTCCAGCATACGTTGCAATAATTGCACTACTACTTGTAGTAGCAGTTGTAGTTGTACTTGCTGTTACACTTAATGTCTTAAATGTTGGACGAATAATCTGTGCATACTTGCTAGTATTATCGTAAGTTAATACTGTTGCATACTGTCCAACACCTGTACCAGCTGTGATTAACATATTCATACCATTGTAGGTATTAGATAATGCGCTATCAGCTGCCGCAATTAATTGATAACCTGGACCTCTAGCATTAACCTGTCCAACGTTAACTGCGCTCACATAACTTGTTCCGCCTGTTAAACCAGTGTTGTTTGGATCAATCAAACGAGTTTCAAATACACCTGCATCACGGAATTCGTCTTGGAATGCCACTGCATTATATCCTGAACCGTTTACTGTTGGAACAGAGTTGGTATAGTTAATACCGGCATT